AGTTTATAACCTTTGTTTACTGTCCATAATGCCCTACATTCTTTACCATAAGGAGAGTACACAGCAGGAATCTGAGCCATGTTGGGCGACTGGTGGCTCATTCTTCCAGTTATTGTACCATTGGTAATAACTTTGCCATGTACTCTACCATCTTCCTTAATGCCTTCAATCCAAGAATTAACTTGAGCAATTCTTTTCTGTAGCATTAAGAATCTATTTATTAATTTAGCTTCAGGTATATTATGTATTTCAGATAATACTTTCTCATCAACAATCACATGACCTTTATCTGTTTTCTTCTTAGGTTTCCACCCAAGTAACATTAGTCGTTCAGCAATCTGTTGCCTTGAACCTAAATTAAATTCTTTGTATTTAACTTTAGTAAAGGGAACACCCTTTACATAACCTCTTGCTTTGTTATTAGACTTAGGTATAAACTCTTCTTCTACTTTCATTGGAGGAAAAGTTTCTCTAACTTTAGAAGTTAAGTTATTCATATCTTCTTGAAACTTAGATTGTAATTCATATGCTTCAACAACATTAATCTTAAATCCTTGTTCATGTTGTTTCTGAATTATTTGTGCAACCTTATGTTCCAATTCAACTGATTGTCCAAAGTCTTTTGTTTTATTAATTAAAAATTTATAAAGTCTTTCAGTTAGTTCAACATCATTTCTACAATAAGTTAACATATCTTCAGAGAAATAATCAAACTGTTCAAAGTGTATTTTACTTTGACCTAACTTAGTACCCCAATTTTTTAATGAGTGTCCACCTTCTATCATAGGATTTAATAACCTAGATAAAACTAAAGTATCAGTTACTTTACAATTAGTAAATACATCATAACCAAAAATTTTATTGACAACTGGTATATCAAATCCAATTATATTATGACCTATAACTTCATCAGTTTGTTTTATTAATTCAGCAAACCTATGTAACCTATCTTCTTTAAACTGATAATAAGTATCGCCATGTTTACAAACAATACACCATATCTTATCAGCAGTCATGGTTGTTTCTATATCAAATACAACTTTATTAAAAGTCATCTGACTTCACCTCATTAAGTCTACCAGTATCTATATCATATTTTAAATCACAACAAGGACCTGTAATACCAGAGAATCTATTCTTTAATACTCTTATCCTAGTGGTGTTCCTAATATCAGGGTCATCGTTCTGTGCGTCTCTCTCAAGCCCAATAACCATGTCACTTAGCTGACCTATACTAGCCGAACCTCTAAGCTGTGATAAAGAAGTTGATGCTCCCTCTTCATGACCCTTACCTTCAGGTCTTCTAAGGTGTGATACAACTATCATAGATACCCCTGTCTCTTGAACAAGTGTTCTAAGTCTAGTCATAATTTCATCTAATGCTCTTCTCTCATCACCATGTTGTTGGTCGGATACAATAATACTTATATGGTCAATCACTATGTATTTACAGTCTTGACCTTTAGCTAAGAACCTAACTCTTGAAACAATATTATCAATAGAGTTAGAACCAAAGTGGTCAAACATAAATACTCTACCAGTACCTACTGTTGCTTTAAAGTAAGTTGTCATTTCTTCTTTGCTTACATGAACATCTGGTAAGTGCAATCTTTGATTAGCTTCAACACTCATCAAACCTTTTGAAGTTATGACTGGTGTTTCTTCTAACATTAACAAACCAATATTATCTTCAGTTGATTTTATAATGTGATGTACTACCTCTCTCATTACTTGTGTCTTACCTAATCCAGACCCTGCTGTAAATGTAACTAACTCTGAAGGTCTTAGACCATATGTAATTTTATTCAATCCTTCAAAAGGATATTGAACAAATGATTTTGTTACTGGTTTAAGTACATCATCTAATAATGTACTAGCATTTATAATTCCATCAGGTGCAAATTTCTTAGCATCCCAAAATGTTTTATTATATATTTGTATTTTGTTTTGAGTTAAACAATCTGAAGCATCTTTAAATCCTTCAGGTAAATGCATGACTTTACATTTTCCTGGAGAAAATAATTCTGCAACTTTCATTGCACCTTCTCTACCTTGTGGGTCATTATCAAAATTTATAATAACATTATCAAAATTATTTTCTAACCACTCTAAACTATTTTTAATATCTTTTACTGCTGAAGATATTCCATTCTTAATACTTACTACTGGTGTATGATAGTTACCCTTTAACATCATCTGATAAGATGATAAAGCATCTAACTCTCCTTCAGTTATAATACAGTATTTGTTTTTAGAAAAAAGATGTTGACCAAACAAACCAGAATCTTTTGTATTACCTTGTATACTAAATTCTTTTAGCTTAGTATATCTAGTCTTGGTTGCTATCTTTGCACCTTGAGTATCATGATATGGATAGTAATGATTAGTTATTGTACCCATATTATCCATCTTAACTGTAACTCCAAACTTCTTACAGGTATCTTCAGAAATATTTCTATCTATAATTTCTGCATAGTTAGAATCTTTCATGAAGTCTTTTACTTCATATTCGTTTTTACTTTGTGTTATTGTTGGTTGTAATTCCATATCGTATTCCTTTATAAATTCTTGACATGAAAAACAATAAGCTGAATTGTCTGCGTTAACAGATACTGCATCACTACTTGAACATAGTGGACAGGGTAGGTGATATTTTACAAAACCTTTTTTATTTATTTCTTCCATTGTCGCCCTTAGTTAAATTAATTTAGTCCAAAAAAAAGGAGTGGCAATCTCTCGCCACCCCCTCGGAGTAAGAAAAAATGAAAAGTAAATTTCATTTCAACAGTTGGATAGTACTAAAAATCATCCTTGATGTCAACACCATTTTCAGATTGTTCTACTTCAAAATCTTCTCTAGGTGTATACTCTACTAGGTCTATTACCTGAACAGCTTGTAAGTCTAAGCCCATACCTTTTTTACCTTTGAAGTTCCATTCATAAGGTTTGTACATTACTTTAACTTTACTTCCATTACCTACTATTTTATCTAGTGGGTTCTTAGAAGCATCAACTAATTGTGGTTGAGTATTCTTATCACCATTAGCTTTACTGCATTTTCTTTTAAACTTTACTATATTAGGAATAGTAGTTTCATCAACAGTTGTTTCACCTACTTTTATTCCTTGCTCTTTTAATTCATTAGCAGACTTTTCATCTACTGATAAATCAATTGTCCACATAGGTTCAAACTTTTCGTTTGGTCGTGTCAGAGAAGCCCAGTAAGCTGTGCCTTCAATTATTGCCATATGCATTTCCTTTGTTGTTATTGTTAATTATTATTGTATAACTATCATACTTAATCATCGTTGTCAACACTTGATTCATCTTTTTTTTCAAGTATTTCCTCTATCTTTTTATCAATGTTTAGTTTAATAGTTTGTTTCTTGTTCAGCTTTTCCTGAAGTTCACCTATCTTAGAACCCATAGATTGAATATCAGAATTAGCCTGTTCTAATTGTATTAGAATTTGTTTAATCTTACTATCTTTTTGTACGATAGTATCATTTAATTCTTGTTTCTCCTTTGTTAAATCAGAGATTGTAGATTTATATTCTTTTAATAAAGATTTATCTGTCATACTTATATTGCTATACACTCCTCAGTAAATAATAATTTTAAAGGTAACACTACACACTTCGATGCTCTATAATCTCCTATGTTTTTAGTGTGTGTCTTCTTATATTTCTTTACTATTTTTTTTAATCTTGATACTCTAAAGACTAACATACAATGTTCTTTTTTATTTAGTTCTAATATATGAAACCACCATTTAGATTCTGTCTTGTCTATGCCTGAAGGTTTATCTCTATACTCATACTCAATAGCAATGTTACCAGTCTTTCTCCACCATGCTCTCTCAGTTTTAATTTCTACTTTACTTCCTTTAAGTAAATCAGCTACTCTCTTCTCTCTTATTTGTCCATACTCTAAGTCTAAATCAAACTTAGTATTTTTTCCTGTTGCCATTTTAATATCGTTCCTGTTGATGAAAGGTACAAATATAATGAGTTAAAAACTTATGAATATTTTTATGCTTAAATAGTTTCTTAGCATTAGCTTCATGTAATTGCTTAAACTTTCTGATTATAAATGTAGGTTCTAAATTTGCGTAATCGCATATCTCACAGAAGTGTGAGTCATTTTTTGAAAACCAAGCCTTAGCTTCTTGGATTATTTCTTTTCTTCTATTACCCCATGCATGAATATCTATATCCAATGCATCCATAATTGCTCTGACAATAACACTTCGATATAATAATACTTCAGATGTAATTGCTCTACCTTCGCCTTGACTTATATTATGTGCTGTGTCATTATTCAATATCATATTTCATTTTATCAAACACCTTTTGTAACAAAGACTTTTTATTCTGCTTTATAATCTTCGAATGAAACTTTCTTGTTAGTAGATTTTTCGCTATCGGATTTCTTGATTTTATTTTTAAATGTTTCTTCATCAATTTCTTCTACTGTATGTCTACTATGTTTCACATCTTTACTAATTATATTTGAATATGGACTCCAATTTATTTTCTCTTTAACTTGTTCTAATGTAGTACCTGAATTATAATAGTCTTCAACGCATACATCTACATTGACCCATGTTTTTTTTAAAAAGAATTTGTTACTCATATTGAATGTCCTGTCTGTAAGTTATGTTGGATAAAAGATTTTGTCTTTGTTTTAAAGACAGTATCTCTATTATACATTATAACTTTTGTCTTAACAACCTCTCTAAAAAATAAATATTATGTAATAATATCAGTAGTTTAAAGAGGTTCAGGGTGTTGCCTTTCTATTGTAAGTTGTATCTAGTTTAGTCTTGTCTTTTCTTAAAAGTTATTTCAACATGACAATCTTTATCTCCATAATCACCATGCCATGTTTCTTCTAACTGTTCAAGAAGTCGTATTAATTCTTTACCTCTAATACATTCCTCTGATGTTAGCATATGTCTTATTGTTTCTGTTTTACTTTCTTTTCCATTTTTCCATTCTGTTCCATATGAAAAAATTTTATAACTATCTATGTGCATTAACTTATCTCCTTTTTTATTTCATAATGTTTTATTATTTTATTTAACTTATCTTTTTTTATAATACTATAAGGTAATATAATTTTAGCAAACTCTAAAGCTTTTTTGTGTGATACTTTCCATCGCCATTGAGGTTTAGTACCTAACCATTTTTCATGTGCTTCTCTATAAAAAATATTACCAAACCCAACAGTATCTTTAATCCAATTAATAACTTCTTCATTGGTCATAGAAATTTCACAAGCATGAACAGTATAAACCTTATTAGATTTTTTCTTTAAGCTTTGATAAATAGAAACAGAACCATCAGCATCAAATAGACCTGCTAAAAAAGCATCCTTTTCTATTTGATAAAGTTCAGAGTTAATCAAGCTACCTCCTTTAAAATTGTTATTGCTCTTGCGTGTGCAGGATACCTTTTAATATATCCTTTCCACTCTATGTACCCAAGCATTTGATAAACACCACTCTTTGATTTAATATTCATGTACTCTCTTATCTCATCAAACTTAGGCATTATCTCATGCTTCTTTTTATAAGCTACTAAATATTTAAATAACTTTAATTGTCTTGGTGTTAACATTTCTTTCTCCAATCTTCTATAATTATTTCCTGCCATAATTAAAGTGGAATGCCATCATCATCTACATTATCTTTTTTATTATAAGCTACACTCTGCTCAAATAAAAAATATTCTAAGTCCTTATAATCATTTTCTGAAATCATTGCGTCAACAAAATAATCAGCACTATGTCTATTAATAAATTGTTTCTCTAAAATAAATCTATCTGAATGCGTAAACTTACTCATCACCATATATTTTTTTGTTTTATTTTTTTCCATTTTTATTTCTCCTTTTGTTATGTCTACCCATGTACCATTCTGAAGGTTCATAGTTCCATCGCTTACCATGATGTCCTCTTACATCAGCATACCACATACGCAGTTTTACTATTAATTTTTTTAAAAACATATTATCCTTATACACTAATTTGAAAAAATGTCAAGCATTAATTTACTACCTTAGCCTTACATATATTATTATCTATTAACCAATGTGCTTGTCTTCCAAACCAACCTTGAAGCTTCCAACAAACTCCAGTATCAATTAACATTTGCCATGCTCTTAATTCTTCCTCTGCACTATCACTTGGTATATAACCTTCAGCTATACCTACTGCTTGATGTATGTCCACTACTAACTCCTTTACTAAGTTTATCTTTTTATATTTTCTATAGTATTCAAGTTCAACTCTATTGTTAAATACTTTCCTACCAAAGATTGCTTTATTAACTCTGACTTTTTTGCTCATAATAATTTACTATTTCATTAGATACATTTATTCTTTGTTGAGTTTTTAAAAAAGGTAAAATTATTTTAATAACTTTATAACAATCTCTATGTGATGCTCCCCATTTTATTTGTTGCTTACCTAACTCACCATTCTTTTTATATCTTCTCTTAGGATAAGAAAGAAAACCACATCCAAATGTATCTATCATATCTTTCACAGGTTTAAAATCTGTGTTAGTCACTTCAACTCTAATAGATTTACATGGATATATCTTACCTCTCCCATTTTTTTTATCTCTTGTTTTAAATTCTATATGTCCTTCAGCATCTATAAATGCTGTTGCATATATTACTTCTTGATTTAAATTACTCATCTTCTATCCCTTGCTTTGATTAAATTTAATTGTTCTAATAGTATAGCTTCTATCATTGCTAACTTACTCTCATCCCTTTGTGTCCACTCTGAATTATTCATTTCGATAATGTCATACTTCCAACTCATCCAGTCTTCAAGTATTTCTTTCATCATGTCCTCTGTCATACCTTTGTACTTGCTCCTTTCAATCTATATTTTTCTTCTCTATATTCATCATAGCTTTCAGTAGTTTTATTCCAAGTTAATCTAATGTTATCTCCTACATAATAAACACCACACATTGACATAACTTTAAAATCTTTTTTCTTAACCTCTGTCATGCCATCAAATCTTACTATCCTACATCCATCACCAGTCCAATAACCTCCTCCATCTTCATCATCCTTAGTTATGTTTTCAAAAAAGAAATGATTTAAGATTCTATAGTCATGGTCATCACCCTCATGTCCAATGTCATCTAATTGTTTGTCATTGTATATGTGTCTATGTTTATATTCAGCTTCACCATTTTGTTCGTGAAATTCACACAACCAATATTTCATGCTTCCCTCCTTAATCTTTTAAACTCTGAGTACATCCTTTGTAATTCATAACTATTACACTTATCTATAAACTCTGTTAATTCTTTTTTCATTTCCTTTCTATCCTCATGAGCCTTAGCTTTATTACTATCTATTACTTCAAAATGTTCTGGTGTTAGTCTTACCATTATATTAACTCCTCTTGTATCTCCGATAAGTAGTCATCTATTGATTGACTTATCTCATCTGGTAGTTCAACTATTGTTTTTTCTGTTCCATTAGTTAAGAATATTTTTATTAACCAACTATCTATTCTTAAATCTCCTTGCTTATCTACACTCATCATACTCCTCATCGTTTTCTTTTTCATATACTGCTTTGTTGTATGCTCTTATAACTACATCCTCATTTAGAAAGTATCCAGTATCATCTTTCATAAAATACTTTTTAAATAAAATAGTTTGTACATCTGGAAGACTTGGTGTTGTATTACCTTGTACAATATTCATTACCTCTTCCTCTACATCTACGATTGCTTGTTTAACTTTAGCCATGTATCAATCTCCTGTTGTTTATAGTTTAATGATTTAATTAATCCCTCTACACTCCAATGCTTCTCACTTGCTAACTTTCCTACTGGTCTTGTATCTGGTTTCATTTTAGTTCTATATTTCTTTTCCATTATTCCTCCTCTAGTTCATCATTATTTAATTTATCACATAAACTTTCCATATCATTAGCATCAAATTTTATTTCTGTGATATGTTGGTCTTCACTAATAGTTGGAAATTGATTTTCTAAATTTTTTCTTAAATGACTGTACCAAATTTTTTCATCTCCTGTTGAACTATCATACTCCCATAATCTATATATTATTCTATCTGCCATTATATTACTCCTCCCATTTCAAAATCAAACTCTAACTTTTCTAATAAGTATTCTTTATCATAGTCATCAGAGATTTCATTAGGGTCATACTCATCAGAATAAAAATCTCTGATAGCAGTTTCCATAACATCAAAGTCTTGTCTACCTCTTATGATTTCAATAAGAATTTTTATTTCATCCTTACTAAAATGGTCTTTAATTTCTTTAGTTGTTTTCATTTTACTCCTTTGTATTTATTAAACCTATCTTTATTGAAAGGTGTTTTAGTCAAGCCCTCTTGACCCTCTGTATCTGATAGAGAATACTTTGAGTTAGGGTCATCCTCTCTGTATTCTTTTAACAAGTTGACTGCTTCCTCTTGTGTCCAAGCTACATCAACTGTAAACATTGGGTCACCTTGTATCTTACATTTAATAAATAACATATTACTCCTTTGTTTATATTTATTTATTCTGGTCTACTATATAATTGTGGCAACAATATGTCAACCAAGAATTTTGTATCAACAATAGAATGTGATTAATTGTCACACCTATATAATGTTTTCTAGATGTTCTCTTATACATCTAAAAATTTATGGTATAAGTATATAAATAAAATATTAAGGGGTATTAATAATATTACTATTATACATATCTTATTATCTATTTAGTATACCAATAGTCATCTAAGTTTTCTTGAGTATATTCTACAACTTTATACTCTTGAGTTCTCTTCATACTTTTTTTACCAAACTCTTTAGCAGTTTCTTCTTCAGAGAAAATTGTATTAGTAAACAATCTATAGTCTTTATCTTTTTTCTTTTTAAAAATTACAAAGTACATTATAATATTTCCTCGTATGTACTTCTCTCATCTATTAATTTTTGTAGATAACCCATAATTTCTTTTTCTCTTTTAGTCATACTATCATAATTCATGTAGTCAAACTCATCATCTATTGCTCTTTTTAATTGACAATCTAACATTATAATTCCTCTCTTTCTAATTCAAATTTAAATCTGCCAGTTGATTTTAAATAAGCCACATCATCTTGAGTTAGTGACTTTTGATTTTGTATTATTGTTATCCATTCATCCTCCTTGTTTACTGGATAATATAAATGTCTACCATAATTAGTTTCTTTTCTAACAATAATATTTATTTTATTTTGTTCAGTCATTGTTCTCCTTTTGTTCTGTGTTTATTCCTATAGTCATAGTACCTTTAACACCATAATATTCTGGTGTGTATTGATTATTTTTAATTATATCGTAAAGTGTTTCTACTCTATTATAAATATCTGATAGACTAGAATATGAAATAGGTTTATCTTCTACCACTCTTTCTTTTTGTTTATGTAATAGTTCTAGTATCTTTATTAATTTCATTTCAAACTTTAGTTCTTTCATTCAACTACCTCTAATGTAAATGGTTTAGGTATCTTATGTTCTCTACCTTTATAATCAGAATCAAATTTATTATAGCTGTCATATAA